GGTTGCGTGGCTATCATCGTGCGCAGCGTTGATTTTCGTGAACGCATCAATGTCATTGCTCCAGTTAAGCATCTCGCCCTTTTGCTCAGTTGACAACGACTCCCAGACTAGTCGTGTTAGTGTTAGTGCGCTATTCAGCTTGTCAGTACTGATACAACGGGCCTTGAAGGCATATAAATACCGTAAATAGTACTCACCGTCATATGTAGTCACACTCGTCCCAGTCAGGCTCGCTGTCGACGTTACTAAGGCCTTTCCATATGATACTTCTAGCATCAAGCCCTTTATCCGTCGCTCAGACACACCAATCTGGCGTAATTTTTGCATCTCTGCGTTATTAACCAAGTATCGTTCACTTGCATTGCTTGGTATTTTCTTGTGCTTCGTGCGCACAGTTTCCCGCCTCTCAGCTGTAGTAAGTTGCAGAGCAACACCGTTAACGGCATGAAGCGGCGACATATTCCAACTGACTTCACCGCGACACAACTGGTCCGTCCAGCACTGCTGTAAACCTAGCCGACGTGTTATTGTTGACGACATTAGTAGTGCAGCTGTGCGGCTCTCAGACCTATTACGTAGTGTCCACATTTGTTGTATTATTGTATTTCTATATTCTGCCTGGTCAAGCATAGCCAATGAAACCCACTGGCCTGACACTAAGGCAGCTACACATCGCGGCATGTACCCTATACCTCGCCATCGTGTGTATGATATTCTTAGAAATTCGGCACAATGTGTTCCAAAGCTTTGTTTATCACGCCCGAAACGCAGGCCGCAATTGAGCAGTATGTGTACTGACCTGTCAGCAACAGTTCTATTGTGCGTGCTCATCACAATATCATCACCAACATGGTGCACATACCACTCACTGTATAATATATTTCCAAGTGCCAGTCGTACATATGCACCATTAAGTATCGAATTGATAACTGATGTCATTCTGTGCCCAGACATGAGTGTTCCCATGACAACCTTCTCAATGCCATCATCATCAGTCAGCACCATATTATTAAAACTGTTTACACACCATTCGACCCAATCACGATCGGGACAACCACTAAATAGCCGTCGCGTTACCATACGTTGTGCCTCTAGAGTGTGTGCCGAGTTAAAAT